AGGTGGAATCATACTGTAAAAAGACTTGATAACGAGATTCAAGCCGTAAGGCCACATGAAGGGGACTTACTTTATATACCATTCTCTAAAAAAATATTTGAAATCATGCATGTTGAGCATGAACAGCCGTTTTATCAATTAAAAAACCTTCCGACTTTTAAACTACGTTGTGAACTATTTGATTATAATGATGAAGACTTTGATACAAGCGTTGTTGAAATTGATCAGGTCGAGAAAAAAGGTTACACCGCAAATCTTTCACTTGTAGATTCAGCCGACACTGGATTTATAGTTGGTAATACACTTACGCAAACATTATCTACTGGTGTAATTATTTCTGGTGAGATTGTAGATTACAACGATTCAGACAATATTCTTAAGGTTGCACATGTTGGAGCAGACGATGGTAACTTCCATTTGTTTACAGCAGCTGGTATTGTAAAATCGGAAGATTCAGCTGAACAAACTTTGACTCGTACTATTTCTGCTATTAACGAAACACCTGCACAAATTAACGCACAAAACGATTTCTTTGAAACACTAACTGACTTCCTTGACTTCAGTGAATCTAACCCGTTTGGAGATCCTAGCTAATGTTTGGAGTACATTTTTATCATCAAAGAATGCGAAAAAGCGTTGCAATATTTGGACGTATGTTTAATGATCTATATATTTTGAGAAAGAACTCATCTGGAGCTACGATTTCTCAAGTAAAAGTTCCTTTATCATATGCGCCAAAGCAGAAGTTTCTTGAAAGAATTAGATCATTTCCTAATTTAGAAACAGATCAAAGTGTTGCAGTAAAGTTACCTCGTATGTCATTTGAAATATTAGGCATTTCATACGACACAGCACGCCAGTTACCAAAGATAAACAACTACATTAATAATGGTACTACTATTAATACGCGTAACAGAATTTATAGTTACGTACCTTATAATATTAGTTTTCAGTTAAACATATTCACTAAGAATCAAGATGACGCTCTTCAAATAGTAGAACAGATTCTTCCAAGATTTAATCCTACATATACCTTAACAGTAAAACCATTGAGTAGTATACCGGATATTAAAGAAGATGTTCCGATCACAATTGCAGGCGTAACATTTACAGACGACTTTGAAGGTCCGCAAGAACAAAGACGTACAATCATATATACGCTTGATTTTGAAATGAAAGCGAACTTCTATGGACCGATTGCTGAAGCTGGTATTGTTAGAACTTCGATAAATAACTTCTTTCAGATCGGTAATGGAATGCTTGATTCTGACGAATTACTACAAACTCTTACAGTCAAACCTAATCCTCTGTCTGTGAGTCCTGATTCTGATTTTGGATTTAGCGAAACAATAACTCAATCTGTGGATAGTGCGTGATGAATGATTCTGATAATGCAGAAAATGATTTTGAATATGCCCGTCAAATGTACCATGATCTTTTAGCAAAAGGATCAGCTGCACTTGATGATATGATGGATGTTGCACGTAACACTGAACATCCTCGAGCGTTTGAAGTTCTTGCTACTACGATGAAGACTGTGTCTGACATCAATGGTAACCTTATGGATATGCACAAGAAAAAGAAAGCATATAAACATAAGGAAGATCTAAAGGGTTTACCTAACGGAACAACGAATAATTTGTTTGTAGGTTCTACTACTGATTTACAAAGAATGCTTTTGAAAGAAGTTGATACTAGTAATGTAATTGACATTAAAGACTATAAAGATGAATGAAACATATCTTGGAAACGTTAATGTAAAAAGAGATGGTGTAGTTACAGAATGGACAAAAGAAGACGTCCAAGAATACGCCAAATGCATGAAAGATCCAGCCTACTTTGCTACAAATTATGCTAAAATAATTTCACTTGACACAGGCTTAGTGCCGTTTCACCTATATCCTTATCAAGAAAAAATGTTTGATTCTTTTAATAATAATAGATTCAGCATTGTTTTAGCATGTAGACAGTCCGGCAAATCAATCAGTTCTGTATGTTACTTACTTTGGTTTGCCATATTTCATCCTGAAAAAACGATTGCTATACTTGCTAATAAAGGTGCTACGGCACGTGAGATGCTGGCAAGAGTCACTCTGATGCTCGAGAATCTTCCTTTCTTTCTACAACCTGGTTGTAAAGCATTAAACAAAGGTTCAATCGAGTTTTCAAATAACTCAAGAATAATTGCAGCAGCAACAAGTGGTTCATCTATTCGTGGTATGTCTGTGAACCTACTATACCTTGACGAGTTTGCTTTTGTAGAAAGAGCATCTGAATTCTATACTTCTACTTATCCAGTTGTATCATCTGGTAAGGACACGAAGGTTATTATAACGTCGACTGCTAATGGTATAGGTAACACGTTTTATAAGATATGGGAAGGTGCTGTACAAGGAACAAATGAATACACACCATTTAGAGTTGATTGGTGGGATGTTCCAGGACGAGATGCAGCATGGAAGAAACAAACAATTGCTAATACTTCACAGATGCAGTTTGATCAGGAGTTTGGAAATACATTCTTTGGAACAGGTGATACGTTAGTTGGTGCAGATACTTTATTAGATCTAAAAGCAAAAGAACCATTAAGAAGAATAGAAGATAATTCTGTTCTTATTTATGAAGAACCCGTTAAAGGTCATGATTATATCATGACTGTAGATGTTAGTAGAGGAAGAGGACAGGATTATTCTACGTTTAATGTGATCGATATTAGCTCTCGCCCGTTTGCACAGGTTGCTGTATATCGCAATAATATTATCTCTCCATTACTCTTCCCTAATATTATCTATAAATATGCAAAAGTCTACAATGAAGCATATGTAGTAATTGAATCAAATGATCAAGGTAGTGTAGTAACTAACGGTTTATATCATGAATTAGAATATGAAAACATGCATGTTGAGTCTGCTGTAAAAGCAAATGCTCTTGGTATTGAAATGACTCGAAAAGTAAAAAGACTTGGATGTTCTGCGATTAAAGATATTATTGAAAACAATAAACTTGAAATAGTGGATGAAAATACTATTTTAGAAATATCTACGTTTGTATCAAGAGGCCAATCATACCAGGCTGCAGAAGGTAACCATGATGACTTAATGATGAATCTGGTATTGTTTGGTTATTTTGCCACAAGTAATTACTTCGGTGATATGACAGACATCAATCTCAAAGAAATGATGTTTCAACAAAGGATAAAAGAAATTGAAGAAGACGTGTTGCCGTTCGGATTTGTAGATGATGGGTCCGAATATATTGCTCAACAAGACCGAGAAGATCACCCATGGGCCATAACGTATGAAGAACAGTGGTAAAAATCTTCATTTTAAAATTATTATAAATACTATCAAGTGAAGATTCTTATTATGTTTTGCTTATAATTAGAACACTGGAAAAGGAAAAACAGTCATGGCACTATTTACTCCCTCAGAGTCTCCAGCGATTGTTGTCAAGGAAGTAGATCTTACGGGCGTTGTGCCTAATGTACAATCTACCACTGGCGCATTCGTCGGGAACTTTCGTTGGGGTCCGGTTGAACAAGCTACCCTCATCGATGGTGAGGCAACACTTGCTGAGACATTTGGATCTCCTGACGATAATGAAGGAAGAGCAGTCGATTTCCTATCGGCGGCGTATTTCTTAAGATACTCAAATTCTATGCAAACTGTTCGAGCAATCGACAGTAATGCAAATAACGCGACTGATGTAGCACAAAGCAGTCAGCCCGTTGTAAAAAGTCTCGATAATTGGAACGCACAATTAGCGGCTCGAGACAGCGACGATAATGTTTTTGTCGCAAAATGGCCAGGAGCGCTTGGTAATTCATTATCAGTTTCTGTCTGTCCACAATCTGCTGCTGACTCAGCATTTACTAACTGGATCTATAAGGGTAGCTTTGACGCTGCACCTGGTACATCTACTTACGCTACTGGAGTCGGTGCAACAAATGATGAGATGCATGTTGCAGTTGTTGACGAAGACGGCCTATTTACTGGTACACGCGGTTCAATCCTCGAAACATTCCCATTCATTTCAAAAGCTTCAAACGCAAAGTCACCTGATGGTTCATCTAACTACGCAGTAGAAACGATCAACGGAAAATCAGAATATGTATGGATGGCAGGTTTCGGAGCAGCAGGTCAGTTCGATGCTGACGCTGGTTCAGCCGCAGTCAGTGGTAAAGATTACAGCTCTGAACATAGAGATGTAAGAACCACATCACTTGCAAACGGTACAGATGCTGGCACATTATCAGCTGGCAACGTAGCTACTGGATTCGATACTTTAGAAGATAAAGATGCGATTACAGTGGACTTCTTGATTGCACCTGGCATGAGTTCAAGATCAGATCAAACTACGGTTGTAAACGATCTAGTTACAACAGCCGGAACTACTCGTAAAGACTGTGTTGTAGTTACATCCCCTGCAAGATCAGATATCGTAAACGTATCCTCACCAGCTACTCAAGTAACAAATGCAGTAGCAACGGCAGATACATTTACAAATTCATCTTATCTAGTAGTTGATAACAACTATTTAAAAGTTTACGATAAATATAACGATAAATTCCGCTTTATCCCAGCCGCATCTTCTACTGCTGGTATCATGGCTGCAACAGATTTAGCTGCTGCATCATGGTTCTCACCAGCCGGTCCAAGGCGAGGCGCATATCTAGGTATTACATCTTTGGCTTCTTCACCGAATAAGTCACAGCGTGATACTCTATATAAAGCGGGAGTCAACCCAATCTCAAACATACCAGGACAAGGTGTCCTACTGTTTGGCGATAAAACAAAATTAGCACGGCCTTCAGCATTCGACAGAATCAACGTTCGGAGATTGTTCCTAACAGTTGAAAGAGCTGTTTCTTTGGCTGCTCGAAATACACTCTTCGAATTTAACGATGAGTTTTCCCGTGCTGAATTCGTAAACATTGTCGAGCCTTTCTTGAGAGAAATCCAAGGTAGAAGAGGTATAACGGACTTTAGAGTTGTGTGTGACGCAACAAATAACACTCAGGCCGTAATCGATAGAAATGAATTTGTTGCTAATGTCTTCATTAAGCCAGCACGTTCGGTCAACTACATCACTCTAAACTTTGTAGCTGTAAGAACTGGCGTGGAATTTGAAGAAGTAGCAGGCACAGTATAACAGCGTCAGAGGAGATAACAAATGGCTATTTTAGGAGTTGATGACTTCAAATCCAAGCTGAGAGGTGGTGGCGCTAGACCTAATCTGTTTAAAGCTACTATCAACTTTCCTACTTACGCAAACGGTGATGTAGAAATTACTTCATTCCTTTGCGAGGCAGCTCAGCTTCCAGGTTCTACTATTGGCACTATCGTGATGCCTTTCCGAGGTAGACAATTAAAAATGGCCGGCGATCGTGTATTCGATGTATGGACGCCGACTATTATAAACGACACAGACTTCAAAATTCGTGATTCAATGGAGCGTTGGATGAACGGCATGAACGGCCACCAAACAAACACTGGTCTAACCAACGTCACAGATTACGAAGCAGATCTTATTATTGATCAAATCGATAAAGACGGATCTACTTTGAAGACTTATAACTTCCGTGGTTGTTTTCCAACTGCAATCTCTCCAATCGATCTGAACTATGCTTCAGAAAATGAAATTGAGAGATTTACAGTGGAATTCCAAGTCCAGTACTGGGAATCTAATACCACTACGTAAGTGAATAAATAGAGGGAAGGGCAGAGCTTTTCTGCCCTTTCTTTACTGTTAAAAGGAATTAAAATGGCAGATAATAGCGGACTTAAATTATTTGGATTTGAAATCCGTAGAGCGAAAGCATCTAGCGGAAAAGATATGCTGCCGTCAATCGTACCTCCTGTAGATGAGGATGGAGCAGGTTATGTAACTGCTGCTGGTGCACATTATGGCACCTACGTAAACATTGGTGATGACGATAAAAAATCCAAAGACGACTTTCAACTTATTCGACAATATAGACAGGTAGCAACACATCCAGAGGTTGATGCTGCTGTTGAAGATATTGTAAACGAATCAGTTACATCTTCAGATGCAGAAAAATCTGTATCGCTTGTGCTTGATAATGTTGAAGCACCTGATAATATAAAGAAACAAATTCAAGAAGAATTCGATCAAGTATACTCAATGCTTGAGTTTAATACCTTAGGGCATGACATATACAAACGTTGGTACGTTGATGGTAGAATGTATCACCACTTAGTTGTGGATGAAAAGAATCCTAAGCTTGGTATTCAAGAAATACGTCCTATAGACGCAGCAAAGATTCGTAAAGTAAAAGAAGTTAAAAAGAAAAGAGATCCGATTAGTGGTGCTTCTATTATTGAAAATGTAAACGAATTTTTTATCTATCAGGACAAACCAGGAACAACTAAACAAGGAATCAAGATGAGTCCTGATTCTGTGAGTTATGTT